ATATTTAAGAGATAACATATATAATTAATGATAGAGCCAAAAATTAAAAAAGAAATAGAAATAGAAAAATATAAAAGTTTAGCTAATCAATTGGCTAAAGAAATAGAATATCTATTAGATGAAGTAGAAGATTTAAAAAAACAGTTAAAAGATAAAAACAAGTAAAATGCCAATATACAGTTTTGAAAATGTTAAAACAGGTAAAGAACATACCGAACATTTAACAATGGCAGAACTAGATGCTTATTTAAAAAAGAATAAAAATGTCAGACAAGTGTTTACCTCACTAAATATAGTAGGTGGAGTATCAGGCCTTACACATAAAAATGACCAAGGTTGGAAAGAAAATATGTCTAGGATTGCAGAAGCACATCCTACCAGTCCACTTGGAAAAAGATATGGTAAAAAAACTATTAAACAATCTAAAACTGAACAAGTAATAGCTAAACATAGAAAGAAAAACAAATGGTAGACAATAATATTCCTGATTATATGCGAGGCTTTGACCTTAATGAAGATTTTGGTTTTACACCAGTTACAAATAAACCAGCAGATGCATCGCCGTCAATAGACCCTAAAGTTATAGAAACTAATAATGTAGAATTATCTAAAATTAAATCAGATGTATCTACAATTAAATCTATGATGAATGAAATTATGGAAATCGTAAATGAAAAAGAAACGATTACAAAAGAATTAGCAAGTGAAGATACAATACAAAGATTTAAAGATATAGAAAAGGTTATACTACCATTTCTATATAATTTGAGTAAGAGTGATGAACCTTATATACATTGGCCTAATAGGGGGCCTATTATAAAGGCACAAATAGATAAGATATTAAAACTTACAAGAAAATAGTATGAACTTAACTGAAAATGTATCATTAAAAGAATTAACAAAAAGCGAATCAGCAACACGATTTGGCATATCAAATGAACCTACTGAAGAAGCTTTAAGTAATTTACAAAAACTAGCAACACATATACTACAACCAGTAAGAGATCATTTTGGTAAACCTTTAATCATCACGTCAGGTTATAGATCACCAGAACTTTGTTTGAAGATTGGTAGCACAACGACCAGTCAACATACGAAGGGCCAGGCGGCGGATTTTGAAATAGGTGGCATTGCAAATAAAGATTTAAGCGATTGGATTCACCAGAACCTTGATTATGACCAACTCATACTTGAATTTTGGAAACCAGAAGATGCAAATAGCGGTTGGGTACATTGCTCTTATAAAGGTGAAGGCCAGAACAGAAAACAATACCTAAGAGCCTTTACAGAAAACGGTAAGACGAAGTACGAACCAATGATTTAGGTTGACAAACGGCCTATATTATGATATATTGGATACATTATGGTTAAAATAAATGATACAGCACCAAATTTTGTAGCCCACACCTCACAAGGATTGGTAGATTTTTATAGTTATATAGATAATAGTTGGGCAATATTATTTTCACATCCAAAAGCATTTACACCTGTTTGTACTACAGAATTAGGTACATTACAGAAATTACTTCCAGCATTTAAAGACAGAAATGTAAAAGTAATAGGATTATCAGTTGACAGTCCAGATAATCATAATGTTTGGTTAAATGATATAAAAGAAACACAAGGTTATTTACCTGAATATCCTTTAATTACAGATACAGATAAAGCAATATCTAAATTATACGATATGATACACGAGAATGCTAGCGATACAATGACCGTTAGAACTGTGTTCATTATTGGGCCAGATAAAAAGATTAAACTTAAAATGGATTACCCTGCTAGTGCTGGTAGAAATTTTGACGAGATATTGAGAGTAGTAGATTCATTACAATTAACAGCTAATTATAAAGTATCAACACCAGCAAATTGGGTACAAGGTGAAGATGTTATTATAGGTTCAGCTATCAATGATGAAGAAGCAAAAAAACTATTTCCTAAAGGTTGGACAACACATAAACCATATTTAAGAACACTAAAAGATCCAACACAAGGAAAAAATGACTAGAGAATTTAAGTTTATTAATTTAGACACAAGTGTATTACCAAATACAAAAGGCAAGAACATAAACGGCACCAGATTTTACGAGATAGATGGTAAATCTTATCCTTCAGTAACTTCTGTATTATCTTTACTTAAAAAAGAATCATTACAAGAATGGCGTAACAATGTTGGTGAGTCAGTTGCCAATTGGGAAATGGGTAGAGCTTCCAGACGAGGCAAGGCTATGCACACTTTGGTAGAACAGTATATGAAAAACCAAACGCCTTCAATACGTGATGTATTACCTTTAGGTTTATTTAAACTCATCAAACCATACGTAGATAAAATTGATAACGTCAGATTACTTGAAGCAATTATGTATAGTAAAAAACTTACACTTGCTGGTCAGGTAGATTGTGTAGCAGATTACAATGGTAAATTATCAGTCATAGATTTTAAATCTGCTAATAAAGAAAGAGAAGAAGGTTGGATTGAAAATTACTTCCTACAAACAACGGCCTATGCTATGATGTATGAAGAATTATTTAACCAGAAGATAGAACAGATAGTTGTTTTATTAGCCTGTGAAGATGGTGTTGCTCAGTGTTTTATTAAAGACAAAGCCGACTACGAAAAGAAATTGATTGAATCAGTTGAGAATTTTTATACACAATTCAACAATAAGCAAAAACCTTAAATGCTTGACAATTAATCTAAAATCGTATATACTGTAAGTATCATTATTTTTCATAATGATTCTTTCTTCAACCTTATGTTGATGTTATAGGGGAGGGTGTAGACCAGTTTACATAAGAACCTCGTTGAGTGCCTCCCCGAATTAAACAAGGTATGTAAAAATAACATACCTCATATGTTAAAATCACATATAAATAATATTATGATAGAAAGATTAAAAGACTTAATATCTAAAAACCACACGGATAAACAGATAAAAGAAAAGAACGACATTCTATTGAGAAGTAGAAAAGAAGTTGAAATTAATGGTAATGGTACGTCAGGTTACACCATAAAAAAGGGTGAACATAAAGGTACCGTTGTAGGCCATATCACTAGAAGTCCCAAAGTAATTTAACTGGTTGACAAGTACCTCTATTTGATGTATAATGAATATACATTAACTAAAAAGAGGTATATTATGTTTTCAACAAGAAATATAATCATCGCTGCGGTAGTTGCTGTAATAGCAATAGGCGGATACTTTTTACTAAAACCTAGTAAAAAAGTTGAAGTCGCACCAGCAAAACCTGCTGTTACACAACCTGTAGCACCAGTTAAGAAGTAGTTAGTAAAAATTTGGAGGGCAATAAGGCCCTCCAAGTATAAATAGAAGTGCTATTAACACACACACAAAGGAGAAACAATGGCAACAACATCAAAAAACGGATACGAAATCCGTTCAGACCTATTAGGCTTAGCTAAATCATTAGTTGAGTTTAACTATCAAGCTCAAATACAAGAGTTTGAATATAAAATCAAAAAAGACGGCGACCAAGTAGTACAAGAGTTTAAAGCTCCTACATTTGCAGCTACAGACATAATTGATATTGCAAAACAATTTAATGAGTTTGTAACAAATAATGACTACACAAAGAGTATACAAGATAACGTAGAAAAAGCACAAGAGTTAGCAAAACCTTATGCTGAAGCATATCAAAATACTGTAAAGGCTTTCTTTCCAAATTTAAAAGGAAAGTAAATGATACCGTATAACATATGCGAAAGCAAATGGTTAAGTAAGATAAAAAAAAGTTATAGAGAATATCAGCCTATATATGAAATATTAGTAGGCATATCATTTATTATAATTTTAGTTTTAGCCATACTTACTGCATTAAGTAGCTTTCTATAATACCGACAGTGGCCACTTCGGTGGCCATTGACAACACATCTAAATTGTGATATAATTATATTATGAACTCAAAAGAATTTTCATTAGAGATAGAAAAGATAGTGCAAGAGAGAAAAGGCATATCTTATATGGATGCTATATTACGTTATTGTGAAGAAAACGAATTAGATCCTGGTACAGTAGCGCCTATGATTACAAAAACATTAAAAGATAAGATTACAATAGAAGCACAGAATTTAAATTATATACCAAAGACAGGCCAGTTACCGGTATAATATGTATGGTGGATTTGAAGTATTTAAAACTTACTTGGCAGTCAAACTACACTTCACAACAGATAGTTATGACTACCATAAATATGAAGGAAAAGTTAACTGTAAACTAGATACCTTTACTAAAAGAAATGATAGATATTTTTTTCACAAGCTCAGTACCAGATATAATCAGGATGATATATTGGGTTTTTTTGTTAGTAATTTTTTATCTGATAGTAACAAGTGGGTAGGGAGTTTAATAAGAAATGATGGTCAAGATATTTTCACAGATTGGAAGAAACGCAATGAGTCTTTTGAATACTATTTTAGAAGTGATTGTGTCCATATTTTTAATGATTTCAATGTTAAGCACCTTTCTTTTGATGATGGTTTTAGCAGCTTTGGCGGACAACATCCTAGGTTTTTTCAATTGGTTCTATCAAAAAAAATATCTTACGAAACTGCAATCGTTTTCAATAAAATCTTATCTTACAGTAAGTCTTGGAACAAACAGATTGTTGAACAAGTGGTTTGGCCAATCCACGCCAAAAGGTTAAGTAAGTATGAACAATTTGTTAAATATAATGAAACGAAATGTAAATTAATATTGAAAGAGATTTTTGTAACAAAATAAATAAAAATATGAATGATGTAAGATTAACACAAATTTTAAAAGATGTAGATAGAACTAAATTGCCAGACAATCGTTTTAATCCTTATATGTCAGCTGTAGATGGTTTTAAAGAAAATGAAAGTTGGATTAAAACAGAATTTAAGGCATTTGGTATAAGAGTATTGGTAAATATTGCAATTGCATTAGCTTTAGTTATAATCTATTACATATACAGATAATGTCTAACGTCTTTTGTATAGGCAATGGCACAAGCAGAAAAGATTTCAACTTAGAAAAACTAAGACCTCACGGCAAAATATACGGATGTAATGCTCTTTATAGAACATTTACACCTGATGTATTGACGGCCGTTGACCACGGTATTATGCACGAGATATACCATAGTGGGTATTGTTATAAAAATGAAACTTGGTTTAGAGATTGGAATAAACTGCCTGCTGATATATTTGAATCTCTAGTTTATTCAGGCATTTCAACAGAACAAAAAGATGATATTAAAAAATATGATTTGCTTACACAAAATATAAGAATAGATGAAAAAGAATTTGTAATGCACGGTGCAAACTTAAAAGGATTAGTAGAGATACTACATAGAGAAGAAAATAGAAAAGAAAAAAAATTTGTTAAACATAATTCAGCTTGTATTAGTTGGATAAAAGATAATGATAAGACACACGATTTAAAAGAAGTAATGGTAAATGAAGAAGGTAATGCCATAGACCTTGGCTGGTCAGCAGGCCCTACTTCTGGTTATATAGCGATTAAACAACACTTACCTAAGAAAGTTTATTTAATCGGTCACGATTTATACAGTGCTGATAATAGAGTAAACAATTTATATGCTGGCACTAAACATTATGTTATACCTGAACACAGTCCTACACCTTGTATTAACTGGATAGATCAATGGAAAACACTATCAAAATGGAATACTAACGTAGAGTTTATAAAAGTAAATGAATTTAATGATGGCCGAGATCAAACTAATGAGGTCATATCTGAATGGCAAGGTGTAACTAATATAAGATATATTAACTTCCAACAGCTTGACAAAGAACTAGGTATATGATACATTGGTAGTATAAATAATAATGATAGCGATTATACAGCTAACACAAATACAATAATAAGGAGAAAATACAATGGACTTTAATACATTAAAAACTAGTCACTCTAACTTTGATAAACTTACCAAAGCACTAGAGGCTAACCTCAATCCTGAGGATATTAATAAAACATCAAAAGACAAATACGCAGACGACAGAATATGGAAACCTGAACTAGATAAAACTGGTAGTGGTTATGCCGTACTTCGTTTTTTACCAGCAACCGAAAAAGAAGAAATGCCGTGGGTACGAGTTTGGTCACACGCATTCCAAGATAAAGGTGGTTGGTATATTGAGAACTCATTAACAACTTTAAATCAAAAAGATCCTGTAAGTGAAGAAAATACACGATTATGGAATACAGGTGTTGAATCTGATAAAGAGATAGCAAGAAAAAGAAAAAGAAAACTATCTTACTTCTCTAATATATTAGTTGTAAGTGATCCAAAACATCCAGAAAATGAAGGTAAAGTATTCATATTCAAATTCGGTAAAAAGATATTTGATAAGATTACTGAAGCAATGCAACCAGCATTTGAAGATGAAGCAGCCATTAACCCATTTGATTTTTGGAAAGGTGCAAACTTTAAACTAAAAATTAGAAAAGTGGATGGTTACTGGAACTATGACAAGTCTGAATTTGAGCCTGTTGCTCCAATTGCTGATAATGATGAAAAAATCAAAGCAATATGGTCTAAACAATATGCTCTTACACCTTTCTTGGCCCCTAGTAATTTTAAATCCTATGATGAACTCAAAGAGAAACTGAATAGGGTAATTACGGGAACTAGAAATACTGCTACTATTGAATCTGCTGATCTCCCATCGGCTAAGACAAATGGTGCAGTAAAAAGTAATGGTAAAACTACTCCAGCCGCTAGTGATGATGACGATACGTTGTCTTACTTTAGTAAATTGGCGGATGACGAGTAATCTCTCTCTTTACTCATAACTTTGACGGTGGCCAGAAATGGCCACCACTTAAATAGCAACTGAATTTAAATTAATAAAAGAACGATCAAAATTTGTAGGTTCCATACTTGATACCTGTGTATTAGAAGCATTTACACTACTATTAGATATATTAGGAGCTACTACTGTATTGTTTGTAGGTTTAGATTCATTTAATGCTTGGTTATCTACACTCATTTGATTTAAATTTTGCGATCTAACATTTTTAGTCATTTGACTTATACTTCTTCTATCTTCACCGCCTTCAGCATTGATAGGTAATATTTTCATAGCATCAGAATCTCGACCTGGTTCAAAAGTCATTACATCTTTAGCTGTTTCACCATCAATTTCATTTCTGTTGACCATTTGTCCTTGACCAGTGCGTTTTTGAATATCAGTTTCAGTTTGAGGACTTTGTTTATCTCCTTGGCCAGGTACGGCAGTCTTATTAGGGTCGCTTATATCTTCGTTTTTACTATCATCATCTTTTAATAAACTAAAAGGCCATATTTTACTAATACCTTCAAATATATCAGCAAAGAAATCAATTACAGCTTTTATTGCTTTATATAAAGCATATATAACAACACCAATCATAACAGCAATTAGTATAAAAGGTATTAAAGGTTTTAATAATGCTAAAAATCCCATAGCAACTCTACCTACCATACCTGCTAATTTACCAAAACCTTTAAATAAATCGCCACCTAATTGTCCAATTTCTTTACCAAAACCTTTTATTTGTCTAAATGCTTCACCTACAGTTTGATCTAATGGGCCAGAAACTCTTTGACCTGGTTTTATATTAGCTTTATCTTTATCTCTCTCTAATAATTTGTTCTTTTCAGATAAATTTTCTTGTTTTAATAATATTTCTTCTTGTTTATCTTT